TATAATGTACAAGATATTGACTTTGACCTAAGTCAATTTGGACTGTTTTTACAAAATGACACAGTGTTTATGACCATACATATTAATAGTAGCGTAGATGCACTTGGTCGTAAAATAATGCCTGGTGATGTATTGGAATTACCTCATTTAAAGGATGAATTTGCAGCAAACGATTACGAAGTTGCACTTAAACGCTTTTATGTTGTAGAAGATGTTAACCGTGCTGCTGAAGGTTTTTCACCAACTTGGTATCCGCACTTATATAGAATTAAATTAAAACAGATAGTAGACAGTCAAGAATTTAAAGATATTTTAGATTTACCAATGAATGAAGATGCTCCTGAGCAGGGCAGTTTACGCGATTTGTTGTCTACATACGAAGCAGAAATGCAAATTAATAATGCAAATCTTGCAGAAGCAGAAAAGGATGCTGCAAAGTCAGGATATGACATTACAAATCTTTATACACTTGCTGTTAACGAAGACGGCAGCACTGCACTAGAAACTGTTGATGATAGTACACTGAATGCAGACTCATTAAATACTGTTGATGCATTGCGTAACACTCCGAGAAAAGATGGTTATAGTGGTTACTTATTAGGCTCTACTGAAGCTCCAGACGGTGCTCCATTTGGTAGCGGTATTGCGTTTCCAACTACTCAAGCAGAAGGAGATTATTTTTTACGTATAGACTTTTTACCTAATAGATTATTCCGTTATGACGGAACACGTTGGGTTAAAATGAGAGATAATCTAAGAATGGATATGACAAATACTAGTGCAAGACAAACACAACGCTTGTCGTTTGTTAACAATCTTGAATTTACATATATTGATAAACTTGCCGCAGACATGGCATCATTGGCAAAGGGCGACACTGTTATTCAAACAGACGTACAGTTAATTACACCAACTCCTGCATATGTTCTTATTAAACTTAATAACTTTAAACTTGAATTGTCAGTTGCTGAAAATCCTGGCTTAATAACCACATATGCAAAAGGCAGTTTTACAGATTTAATGCAAATAAATTTACCAACAGAAATTATCGAAACAGGTTTGTGGGAAGTTATATTCTACAATGATAGAGTTAAACAGCGTCAAAGCCTAAGTGAAGCATTGCGTCCAAGGAGTGACAATTAATGGAACATTTTTATGACGGTCAAGTAAGACGCTATCTAAATCAGATGCTTCGTTTGCTGAGTCATTTTACTTACAAAGACGGAAGTGGAAAAATAACACAAGTTCCTGTAATGTATGGAGACATTACACGACAAGTTGCAAGTATTATTAGAGATAACTCAGAAAATAAAATACCAAGTGCTCCACGAATAGGTATGTATGTAACTGGTCTTGAACAAGATCGTTCTCGTACTGCTGATGCAAGTTATGTTAACAAAGTTCATATTAGAGAAAGAGAGTATGACGAAGTTAATAAAAAATATCTTCCTACTCAAGGTAATTCATATACAGTTGAAAGGCTAATGCCTAGCCCTTATACACTTACTGTTAATGCGGACATATGGTCAACAAACTCAGATCAAAAGCTACAACTTGTAGAACAGATACTAATGCTGTTTAATCCAAGTTTAGAAATTCAAACAACAGACAACTTTGTTGATTGGACTAGTTTAAGTGTTGTTAACTTAGAAGGTGTAACTTGGAGTAGTAGAAGTATTCCGCAAGGAACTGAAAGCGAAATTGATGTGGCAACACTACAATTTAGTACACCCATCTATATTAGTCCTCCAGTAAAAGTAAAACAACTAGGTGTAGTAACTCAAATTACTATGAGTATAGGTGATGAAGAACGCGGCACTATTGAAACAGGTATTAATATTCCTGGTGACTCGATACTATTCCCAGGATGGGATCAAGAAGCACCACAAGGATTTAAGGCTAATATAGGATTAAATCCAGATGATTGGCATTTACTTGTAATAGGAACATATTCAGAGCTTGTTAATCCTATGGGTCTACAAGCACAGTCAGAACTAGATGTACCAACACCTAATGGAACAAAAGGTTCATGGCAAGGAATACTTGATGCAATGCCTGGGCAATATCGTGCAGGACTTTCTAAAATATTCTTAAAACGTTCAGATACAAACGCACCTATTGTTGGATACATTACACTGAATCCGTTAGATGATAGAAAACTTGTAGTAAATTGGGATGAAGATACTCAACCAACTAATACACTACTTACAGGTCCTACACGTACAGATGGAAATATAAATGCTGTTGTTGATCCTCAAAGAGCAATACCAAATGTTGGTCCAGGTGTTAGATTCTTAATTACAGGAAATATAGGTGATATTTCCAATGTTGACGGTCCTGATGCATGGAAAAATTTAGATGGTAGTGACTTTATAGCTGAAGAAAATGACATTATAGAATGGGACGGTCTCAAGTGGCATATTATATTTGATGCAAGCGAGTATGCCGGTGATCCTATTTATGTTAGAAATATTAATCCTAATAGTGGTCTACAATTTAAATGGGACGGAGATCAGTGGATTAAAGCCTGGGAAGGCATTTACGAGCCAGGAAACTGGCAAATCATCCTCTAAATCAAATAACTACTTATATGAGTAATAAAATCATTTGCAGTGGTGCTATCGTCTGTTCACTAAAAACTAAGCGATTCCTGCTGCTACAAAGGACACATCAAAAGCAAATAGGCCAATGGGGATTAGTAGGAGGAACTAATGACTCAAATGAGTCTCCATGGGAAGGTCTAACGCGAGAGATTATAGAAGAAATAGGTTCTTTACCTAACTTTGTTAAAGTTATTCCATTAGAGCTTTTTGTTAGTAATGATGAAAAATTTAATTTTCATACATATCTTTGTTTTGTAGATGAAGAGTTTATACCTGTTTTAAATGAAGAACACTCGGGATATTGTTGGGTTGATTTTGGTGTGTGGCCTAAACCCTTACATCAGGGGTTGCGAAATACTTTAAATAATGCTACAATAAAAACTAAAGTATTAACCGCAGTCGATGTATTACAATATATCGAGGATCAGAATGATAATTAAAGATTTATGGCCTACAAAATTAATACAGTTCAAATGGGATAATCAAGAACTATTAGGTAATGTTGTTAACGACATTATTCTAAAATTTCCCGATGGTATTAGTGATAGTGAACGTCCCGATATAGAAGAATATCCTGAAATTAAACCAGCATATGATTATGTTAATGACTGCGTTGAAAAATTTTTAGAGGTTGAATTTCCTAAACAAGGAACTTATTCTTTTAGCTGGTGGGTACATGTTTATAGACAAGGTGCTACACATCATATACATAATCACTTAGGCAGTCAGTTTACTGGTATACTTTATCTTGCAACACCTCCTGTAGGCGGAGAACTAGTATTACACGATCCAAGAGGTAATGCTAACAGAGGTTATAATAATAATTTAAAACATATGTTTGATCCTATTATATTAAAACCCGAAGCAGGTGATTTGTTTATATTTCCTAGTTTTGTTTGGCACAATGTTGAAACTGTAAAAGACATGCGTATATGCATGCCATTCGATGTGTGGTGTTAATATGCTACTACCTAGTGTTAGTCTATCGTACGATGAATTTGTATCTTTAATTAGAAGCGAGCATGCTTTTAATGAAGACATGGTTAGTTATATTGATCGAAAAGGCTTGCAACACTATTTAAAATTTGACGATTATATTTCATATCTAGGTAAAATAGATAACTTATTGTTAGACAAGGATATAACAATTAAAGTAGAAAAATATGAAACTATGTGTAACTTTAATAAAGGCACTGTTCATATATTTTATGCTAAAGAAGGAAGTCCTAGTTTTGACGAGCATTGTGATCCTGTAGACTTAATGTTGCAAGTAACACATGGTGTAAAAACAATAGAAATGAATCAAAGAGATTATACGTTGCATAAGGGAGAACGTTTATACATTCCTGCAAGTACATTACATCGTGCAACAAACAAATATGAAAGCATTATGCTATCTTGGGGTATAAATGACTGTACATAATGCTACACAATATATGTCCTATATTAAAACAACCGAGACTTGTAATTTAAACTGTTCTCATTGTTTTACTAACGGTACAAGTGGACGTAAGATTTATTTTAACCCTGTTGCTACAGCAGACTTTTTTAATAGGCTGTATGCCAAAATGCCCAACAGTGGAATAGCGTTTGAGTTTCACGGTGGTGAGCCTATGCTTGCACCTGTAGAAGATATGAAACTGTTTCACAAACTGACTTACGATGTTTGGGGTGACAGAGCATACTATGGCATGACTACTAACCTAACTTATAAACTAACAGACGATAAACTTGATTTAATATACGGAATATTGCACAAGCGTTTGGGTACAAGTTACGATCCGTTTATACGTTGGGCAAATGAAAAACAACAAAAATTATGTGAAGATAATGTACGTCAACTAACAGCAGACGGTGTTGAAATCAAATGCTTTGTAAGTCTAAGCAAGGACATGATACAAGAAAACCCAGCAGATGTTATTGAATATCTTATTAGTTTAGGAATACAAGAAGTTGACTTTGAACGTTTAACTTCAGACGGTAATGCAGTACGCAATCCTAAAATATTTCCTACAAATATAGAAATACAAGATTGGTATATGCTGCTTCATAAAGAAACACAAGCAAGAGGTTTGCGTGATAAAATATACAATCAAACACTTGAAAGTGTGTATATGAAGTTTGAAGAAGGCATTACTCGTGCAAGTACATTTTGTAGAGACTGTGAGCAAAAACTGTTTACTGTAAATGCAGATGGAACTATTGCAGGATGTCCTAACTCAGCACCTACAGCACACTATGCACACATAAGTGATGACATTGACACTGTGTTATATCATCCAGAACGTATGTGTAACATTGCTAATGAATTAAATAGAAATCCCAAGTGCTATGAATGCCCTGTGCAGTTTTATTGTGGTGGCGACTGTTATAAACTTGCGTGGGAAGGCAATGTATGTCCTGCACCTAAAAAACTTATGTTGGAGTTGGCATAATGGATTTAATTATTAAACCAACAGAAGCGTGTAACTTTAAATGTACATTCTGCTCGTCAACTAAGATTGACCCTAACAATGCAGGACTACTTGATCACGATTACATTTTTAGATTTTTAAAACGCTATCCTGATACAAACACTATTATTGTAAATGGTGGCGATCCACTAATGGTCGAGCCAGACTATTACTGGAAGATTATCAAGTTTTTAGATGAACATAATATGCCTGCAACTATTAGTTTTACTAGTAACTTGTGGCCATTCTATGTTAAGCCGGACAAGTGGGTTGAACTGTTTAATCATCCACGCATGGGTATTGCTACTAGCTTCCAATACGGTAGTGGCAGACTTAAAGGCGATATGAGTGTGTTCACTGAAGAAGATTTTTGGAAAGTATCAGACAAGATGTTAGAGCTTGTAGGATACCGTCCTGAGTTTATTGCTGTTATTGATGATATGAATGATTGGAGTATTATTAAAACAGTTGAACTTGCTAAACAAATGGACGTAGTATGCAAAGTAAACTATGCTATGGCCAGTGGCGAACAAGGTTACACTTATCGCCTAAGCAAAATATATAAAGCGTATTTAGACATACACGAAGCAGGTCTTACTCCTTGGGAATATAACACACAACAAATGATACGCAGACTGCAAACTGACACAACTACGTGTCCGCAGAACAGACACTGTGACGAAGGTATTAGAGCATTTAATCCAGGTGGTGACTATTACAGTTGTGGCAGCTTAGGTGATGACAAAGATTATCCTATTGACTTTGAATATGAAATGTCAGGCGGATTTAGCACACCATTGCAAGATGCACCTGAACTTATATCAATGAAGCAGGCTTGTTTGACTTGTCCTATGTTCCGTATATGTAACGGCTGTCGTAAAACCGTGCGAGATCATAAACGTGAAGGTGTTGTAGAAGATCATTGTTTTCAAATGAAACAACTTGCACCTAAGATACTAGAACTTAATGGTCAAGATCCTAACGAAGTTACACCTTATGTGAGAGAATATGACTGAGTTTACTGTTAGCATAAACCCTACATACTTTTGTAACTTTCGTTGCGACTTTTGTTATCTTACACCAGAGCAACTAGCAAACAAACATCGTATTAGCCCACAAGAACTTGATCAAAGATTAAGCGAAATAACTGTGCCTATTACACACGTTGACTTATATGGCGGTGAAATAGGATTACTTGACAAAGATTACTTTTACAGCATTAAAAGTGTAATAAAAAAACACTTTGCTGGTACTATAAATATTAATACTAACTTTAGTGCAAGACCGGATTTCTTTTTAGACGACGATGTGCATGTTAGTGTGAGCTATGATTTTGAAGCACGTGAGCTAAGTGACACTGTGTTAAGAAACATATTATTGTTTCCTAAAGATGTAAGTGTACTTGTTTTAGCAAGCCCAAAAGTATTAGCAACAGACGTAGACTTTATGATTAACACATTTAATATGGTTCAGAATATTAAGTGTGTTGAGATAAAACCTTACAGCACTAACCAAGCAAATGCACACCCTGTTACACACAAAGACTTTGAAGAACACGTTA